GATGCATCATGTTTAATTTGAAGGGTATCACCCTTTTTAACAGTTTCAATTATATTTCTAAAGATTACATCAGTATCTCCTGTTCCCTTATAGAACATAATACTAACAGAATCACCAACCTTCAATCCTTCAGTAAATGTTACAATACTTCCTCCATTAAAAGTATATCCTTCACCAGGAACTTGAAGTACGCTATTAACAAAGATAAGAAGAACATCTTGGACATCAATCTTAGATCCTTTTCCAGAAACAATTGAAATGGCGTTTCCTGCTAGAGACAGTGGGAAATTTTTTCTAGATCCATCAATAAAATCATTGATATCATCTAAAACTTGCAATTGTCCAATGGACCAACCAGCAAATTTGTCATTAATAACTTCATCTATAGTAATTTTAAACTCGGAGAAGGATGAAGTTGTTGGTATTCCTGTAGATCCACCAATTGGAACAGTTAATATTTCACCATTTCCATATCCATATCCAGTATTTTTAATTGTAAAATCAATAACACTTGATCCTTGACCAACAACAATATCAACTACAGCACTAGTTCCAACTCCAACAGAACTAGAAGAATATTGTAATGAAATATTTGAATAACTTAAAGGATCATCAAATACAACAAATGGTTGATTTGTTGATGTGTATCCAGATCCTGGATTTGTAATCGCCACACTTACAATATTACCACCACTAATAGCAGCGGTTCCAATAAATTCAATGTTCCCAGTTCCAGTGCTAGAAGTTCCAACACCAACATTAACTATAGTTTGAATTCCAACTCTATAACCAGAACCACTATTTCCTATACTAATCGAAGAAATAGTTCCAAGACCAGAAATGATAGCAGTTCCTCCAGCAGAAACTAGAGGTTGATATCCAAGACCTGCATCTGAACCTACTGAAACAATAATTCCCCCTTTAGGGAAACTAGAAATACCTACATCAGGACCAAGTGGAACTGTATTAGTTCCTTGGAAAGCAATTGAAGAAATACCTGAAGATTCTTGAATTAAATATCCACCACTTAATCCAGGTGTTTGGAAAATATCATTAACTAAAATAACTGCATTTTCAGTGGAAATTCCAGGAACATTTGAATTATTTTGTTCCAAAGTAAATTCATTTGAAACAGCATTAAATTGACTGGATATATTATCAAAAATATAATTTTTGTGATAAGAATCATCAGAAGTATTTTGTACTCCAGATCTCATAAAACTTCTACCTTGGAAACTAGAACTTGTTGTTATACCAGTCCAATCTCTTTCATCTGGTGGATTTGTAGTAGATCCAATTGGAACATTTCCGAAAGGAGCTTCTACAAAATTTAGTATATTATCTACAATATTATAATTACCAGAAATTTTAGTTACAAGAGTTCCCGTCCCATATCCAGATAAGACAGTTCCCAACCAAGGTCTACGAACTCTAATGGTATTTGTACTTCCAATACCTACACCTTCTATCTTCATAATCTCATTACCAATCTGAATAATATCAGATCCAAAGAAAGATGTAATTCCGCTAAATTTAATCACATTATCAACAGATTGAACTCGATCAGCAAGTACTGTTGTTACTGCTGTAGATACAACAGGAGACTGAATAACATTATCAAGAGCAACAATAACTTTAGCATTTTGATTTGTTGCTATGAATCTATGAGAAGTTCCAATACCAACACTTTCAAGATCTACAACTACTGGTATTGGTTTAAGTGCATTTTCTGCACTGGTTGCAATTTTAATTAAATTATCATCAACTTTTACAGCATATAGATTTTCATCTGGAAGGAATGTGGTGTTAGACGTTCCAACAAAACTTGCTGTCGCAATACCAATTGCAGATGAAGCCGTTCCTACATGATTATATCTAATCTTTTCTCCACTTACAAAGAAATGATTTGGAATTTTAATTGCATTAGTTGTTACGTTGATGATATCAGTATCATTTCCTAAGAAATATCTTTCAAAGATTTTTTCATTTTCATGCGTCAATTCAAACTCTCTTTTGATATCATTGTCAGTTCCAAAATATTCTCCAATAGAATCATTAATAGATGCATTTGTAAAAGATATTTCAGATGCTAAATCAGTATTTTCATTTACAGATAAAGCATTCATGCATACATTAACTACTGTATTAATACTTGCATTTGGAGTAAATACAAGTGATACAGTTCCTGCTGCAGAAACTCTAGACCCAAAGGTTCCAAGACCGGATGCAGTTTCAATATTTGCATACTCAGTCATATAAGTTTCACGACCTTGAGTAGCATCAACATAATCATCGACAACAACTATTTCAGATAACTGAATTGATGAGTTAGTCGTATCAGTAACTTGAACTATAAAATATGCTCCATCAAAATTATTTGGATAATCAGCAACTGTATTGATTCCAGGAGATCCCGATGAAGATATAGTAGTAGTTCTTCCTTCAATTTGAGATCTTCTAAGATTTATTGTGCCAATTCCTGTAAAAGTATTACTAGAAAGTCCAACAACAACAGTGTTTATTGCACCAGTTGTTGCAATACCAACAGAGGTTGGAATAAAATCTACTTTTAGGTTAGTTCCATCAATATATGCATGATAGGTTCCAAGACCAGTCTCAGAATAATCTCCAATACCAGTTGCTAACCTTCCATATTCTAGTAATTCAATATCAGATCCTTTATGAATAATATTTAATTCGATTGCTTCATATTCATCATTTCGTGAAATGTCTGGGTTTATATTAACTAAGACTTTTGCACTTGAATATGTGTATCCAATTGAAACAATTGTCTTAGTTGTATTTGATGGTATTTCAATACTATCAGTATCAATTAAAACAACTCCACCAAGACTCGTACTTCCAGTTCCAAGTACAACATCATCTAAATTATATGAAAGTGTAGAAACATCATAATCATTAACTGAAGAGTTGACTGGATGGAATTCTAAACGTCCATCAGTTCCAGTAATTGAGAAGTCAAAAGAACCTTGATCATATGTAGTTTCAACTCTAGCATATTGATTCATGTATGCTCTAGAATTATCATGAAGAAGATCGACAAGCATCAATTGTCTTTGAGCTACAAATCTCTTATCTCTTATGTAAGTAATATATTTTTGGAATCTATTTGATGAAATTGGGAATGTGTCAACAATACTAAAGTCTGTTGGTCTTGGGTTACTATTAAACTGACTACTTATATTGTCAATTGATAAAACTCTGTTTCCAACAGATTCAAAGTAATCTGATAGAATTCTATTTGAAAATACAATCTCATTGGAAATAAATTTGGAATTTTGAGATAAATTATTTTCAGTAACTAAATCAAAATCATAGACGCAATTTAAACTTGCAAATCCGTCAAGATGATTGACTGCACTAACATTTGTAGTATTTGTTGTAAGTCCAACAGACATTACATTAGCATTTTGTGTTTCCAGTTGATAATCGGAGAATTTTTTAAATCCTAAAGTATGATTGAGACTAGAAACTGAATCTTCCCAAGTTAAATATGAAACTTTTGATTTTAAAGAATATGAGAAGTTCTGATAATAAAAACTATCTTGAATTTTTTGAAGGTCATTATTTAAGAATCCAGTACTATTTTGCCACCCCTTAATATCTTTTGAAGATGCATCTAAATTCATGTAAGCATCAAAAGATTTTATAGAAGATGCGATTCCTTGAGTTTTGGAACTGGATCCTTCTACAATCTCCCCAACAACAAACTTTTCGGAGGAAGAAATTCTAAGAGTACCAATTCTACTATTCCAACTATCTACAATTCCTTTTGCCGAGTTAGAAGTTACAGATTCCCCCACAATATAATTATTTGTATCCAGTTCTACTGCAAATGATGGGAAATGTTTCTGGGCAAGAATTTTTCCTGAAGAATTTGTAGAATCAAATGTACCTACAATTTCTCCACTAGAAATAAACTCAGACATATCAAATGATACATCTCCAATACCACCAAGATTTTCATTAGTTGAAGTTACAGTAAATAATTGATAATCATAAGCAGAAGAGTTATATCCCTTACCAGTTGATCCAACACCAACACTTACATTTTCAATTAAAACTTTATCTCCAACAACGAATGGAAAAGAATTAACTGTACTAAATCCTACAGATAAAGTTGCTGTTGCTATTCCTGAAGATGTATAGACAATACTATTAATACCAACTCCAGCCCCACTTTCAGTCGGGATTATAGTTGGAGTAACGGCATTCATTCCTTTTGTATTTTCAAGAATCTCTACATTTGATTTTCCTACAGTTACTTTTAGGTCAACATTAGGAACAATCTTATTAGTTCTTCCATCAAGAACTACTAGTTTTGGAGGAATTGAAAATCCACGTCCAAAAGAGGTAATGCCAATAGAATCAAATGATGCAAAAGAATTGATTGATATAACTTGTGGTAAAACAATTTCTGGGGTCAAAGTTTTATCGGACGGATATTTAAATCCAATATCTTTAAGAGAAATTGATTTTACAGATCCAATTCCAGAACCAAATGTTTCAAGTATTGCACCATTACCAGCACCTGATGTAACTGTGGTTATTCCTGGCAATGAGTAATAATTTGAACCAGAATTTGTAATTTCAATTTTTGCAATTGGTCCATAAGTGTGGGTGCAATCTGTTTCATAGGAAATATCAGAAGATGATCCATAGGAGGACTCTTCAGGAACATCTTTAATAGAATATGTGAATGATGTAGTCGTTCCTACATTAATCGTATGTTTTCCGCTATAACGACTTTCTTTTGCATTTATTTCATTTCCAGAAATAACTTCACTATCAACAAATACTCTTTCTTTAACTTCTGGGACATTAGTTTCTTTTACAACATCTAAAGTGTAATATAAAATTTGTGGTATATCATTATTAACTGTTAATGTCGCTTTTGCACCAGAAGTTCCAACTTTACCATCTTTGATCAATTCAAAGTTGGAATTTACTTTAGATGTATTCCAAACTTTAGTTAAATTTTTATCCGTATATAAATTTAATTCAAATGCCGAATAAGTTGTCCCTTGATTAGAGAATGCAAGTGACGAATCCGATAAATCAAATGTTACTGTAGAATTTTTATACAAATCAATTGTTGGATTTATTGGATTGATAGTTCCATCAGAAGCACTTGTTATACCAATAATTTCTGGTTTATTTTGAATTGAGTTGAAATAAGTATTTGCTAATTTTACTGTATTTCTATCTACATTGACAATATAATATATTTTTTCATTTTCTAGACCTTCGGATGAAGTTATGGCAGTGTGAATTATTTTATCACCAGATTTAAATCCATGAGTCGGCAATAAAATTGTATTTGTGGAAGTGTTGACTCCAGCAGTTGCAAATCCAATAGGATTAATTATAATTCGAGAATTGTAATCATTATATTTTACTGTTACTATACCAGTATTTTGTGGGTTAACAGATACAAATACATTATGTGGAGAACTTAATCCATGAGTTGTTGCTGTAGAAACTGTGACCAAATTTCTTTGAACATTACCAGTAATTACATTATAGTTTGTGGTAAAACTGTGGGTATCTCCAGTACCTACTGTCCTAAAGAATACTGTGGATGAGTCTGTATTTGCTCCTCCAACAAAACTTCCAGTAGTTCCAAGACCAACTCTAACAGTTGCAATTCCAATCAAATCTTCAGTTATTTTTGCAACAAATAAAGTTTGACCATTTGATAATGTTGTTCCAACTCCAACATTGGTTTCATCTTGAACAATAATACCATTTCCACCCGTTCCTGGAGAATATGTTAATTGATCTCCCGTGTTGAGGTTGTGATTTTTAATAAAAATACTCTTAGTTGGAATAAATGCTTGAGTTGCACCAGATCCTGGATTTGCAAAAGAAATAGTTGTTCCTATTCCAACACCAGCAGTAGTCCCAAGTCCAACAGCACTTGCTGGATCAAAATAAATTTGTTTGTTTAGAGTATATGCATAATCAGTTTTAAATCCTGCATTAATTTTAATTTTTCTTGGATCTTCGTAGATGAACTTACCAATGGTGTGAGAGGCACCTGTAGTCCCCTCTACTGCCCTCAAAACTCTAATTCTAGAGGATAGGGTGTCTACATTTAATACTTTAACTTTCTCTGTTCCAACACTAAGAATATCATTTTCTCTAATATTGGGATAAGTCAAATTACCATTAACTCTAAAGTAAGTAACAATACCAGTTACTCCATCAGTTCCTATGGCTACACCAGTACTTCCTACTCCTGCTATGGTTAATCTATTAGTTTGAATTCCTGCACTATAAGTTCCTTCAATTTCAGATGATGTTGTAGATAACCCAGAAATTGAAATCGTATCTAAATTTATAAAATTGTGAGGATTATCAGCAAATATTAAATATTCACCTTTTTTCTCTCCAGGATAAAATTCAACATTTTCAATAATGCTTGATGCAACACTAATATTGCTTACAGACCTTCCCTTTACTCTGCTTATTTTTGCAGATACATGGTTCCCTTGTGTTCCGTCATTATTAAATACAAATTCTTCATTAACTCTATACTCACTACCACCAGTTACTATACCAACACTTGAAATTTTTCCTGGAGTAGTTGCTGAAACTGTAGATGTTTGATTTAATTTATTTGGAATAAACAAATATGGATATTCAGAATCTCCTTCAACTAAGTTAAGTGGTTGAGTGTTTCTCTTCCATCCATTTTGTTCAATATCATAACTATCTTGATTTGATCCCAATTCAAAATTAAATTTATTGGGAATGGATTGATAGTTCTCTCCTATAATATAGGGGAATACTGGTTCCCGATATTTTTCAAAAACTCCTGAAGTTGAAGATGAATCATTATTAATGGTCATAAAATATGCATATGTTCCCTCTGGATAGTCGGGTGTTATGCAGAATCTTCCATTATTAACATCAAGCACAGAATCATCAGAAACTTCACTGTGAGTGTAATCTTCTACAAAAAATCCTTCGGGAAAAATAGAAGTCGATGGTCTACCATCTTTTAAATCTAGTTTATATCCAGATTTCATTGGGGATATTATTCCACCGGTCTTTGTTTTATATCCATATGGACCATAAATTGGATTGCCGTCATATGCAAATCCAATAATCGGAGAGTGTTCATCTGATGGTTCTTCAATACCATCAATTTTTTTTAAATCAGATTCTGCATAAAGAGTTTCTCCATCCTGACTTACAGAAAAAATAGATTCTCTTAACACTCTTGGGGCATATAAATGGCAGTATTGAAGTCCATAATTACCATCAGATATAATACCATCATCTTTAGAAAAATATGAAGAGTATTTTTGATATAGATTTACTCTCCAAGATTTGATATTTGCCTTAAACTCTGGTAATACTTGAGTAGATCCTGAAGGAATTACGTCAATTGATGTAGTACCCGAAGAATACCCACCACCAGATTCTATAACGTTTACAGATATTAAAGATCCATTTTCTACAATCGGTGTAAGAACACATCCAGAACCATCACCATTAATAATAAGGTCTGGGCTTGAAAAATACTTACTGCCAGAATTTAAAACAATAACTTGAACAATTCTTCCATTACTTAAAACTGGTTGAACTTGTGCATTAATACCAGAATCTAGTGTTATTGTTGGTTGATAATCTAAATTAATAATATCAGAAGATCCATATCCAACACCACTATTTTCAAGATGAACTGAAGTTATTTCACCCCTAACAACTGGTTGAACTTTTGCTTCAAAAGTTTCTAATCCTACAGAAGATATTCCAACTTTACCAATAAGACTTACTGAGATATCTGGATAATTAAATATATGAGTTCCAACTCCAACAGAAGTTATATCGACATATTGTTTTGTTCTATAATAAAATTCTCTATCGGATGCCGATCCAACTTGACTAAGGTTGAATGAATTATCATCTACCTTAGTCACATAATATTCAGTATTTGTAGAAAGTCCAGAAGCTATAGTTCCAACATGAGTATACTTTACATTCTCTCCAGATCTATAATCATGATTTTCAATTTTAATTAAATTTGAAGATGTGCTAATTCCAGATTCAGCAGATGCCGTTCTTTTCTTATTCTCATATCCAGATCCACCATCAACAATATTAATTGAATCAACGACTAATTTTTTACCTACAGATTGTAGAGAATGTCTACCAATACCATATGATGTCAGATATACTGTATTGATTCCAGAAATAGCATCTCCCTGTGTTTTATGTAATCTAACAGTTGTATTGTCAATAGTAGAAACAAAATATGATGAGTTAGTAACTAAACCAACAATTCCACTTTGATCGGATGTTTTATAAATTACTTGTTCTGCATTTTTAAATTTATGATACGTAGAAAATCCAATCCTAGATTGTACTGATGTTGTACCAATAACAACTCGATTTGATGATATATCTGCAAAGAAATTTGCGTTATGATTAACGCTTTTCATGTTAACCTGGCCACGGGCCCCAGATCCATTTCCACCAACAATTTTTAAAGTAGGAGTTTCTTCATAATCAAATCCAGGATCTATAATTTTAATTTCTTCAAAAGATCCAGAAACTGCAACATATCCTGTTGCTCCAGATCCAACAGCGTCTTTGATTATTAAATCGGGAGCATTTATAACATCAATATTAGTTCCTCTAGCAAGAACTTCAATATTTTCTATTTTACCATATTTAATTACATCTTTTGATTTGTAATTTAAAATTTCTACTCCATTAACTAAAATGCCAGTAAAACCAGATGTAGTTTTATTAATAGATCCGTCATCAATTGGATTAGAAATTTTTCTAAGTAATTTTTGAGGACTTAATTCTTTTCCATTAAATTCATATGGTTTAATTGTGCTACCAGATACCGTAGTTTCTTCGGAAAGAGATACAAAATTTGAGTTAAGTATGTCATTTCTACTTTTCGCAAATTTTACAGTAAATCCATCAATTCTTTTTATAAAATACAATCCATCAGCAAAAAGTCCAACCCCTCTTACTTCTCTTGTAGCAGAACTTCCCGAATCATCAATATAATTTTCACTAACAATTTCTGCAGAATAATAGACAGAATCTCCAGTATAGAATCCATGTTCTTTTCCTGGACTAATTTTAAACTCACTTCCACTGAAAGTCCCAGAAAAAACAACTTCTTTAGTAGTTAAATCTAGTGGATGTGAATCGTAATTCGGAATAGATGGGGATGCAATTAAATAATCACTATCATTTTTATATACATTGCTAACATCAGTTGCATATGAGAAAATATCAGTAAAAACGTTGGATACGCCTTTTTGAATAATTCTTTTAATTTTATAAGTTGAATTTAAATCTAAAGATCCTTGACCTTTGATAATAAAAGATTTATTAGAAATTATATTAAATATACTTGTTTTATTTTCATTACCTGCACTTGCAATTAAGTTAGCAGAATCTCCAGATTTAAAACTATGATTAACATTCAAAGTTATTTTATAAGTATTATCTGAGGAATCCAATAATTCTAATTTACTTACTTTATATAAAGGTGCTACATTATAAAACCATTTATTTGTTTTGAAGTTGTTCTCAGAACATCCAAGAGATGAAATATTAACAATTCCACCTTTTATCAAATCGCTGGTATTTTCTATTAATTGAACATCACTTAAAACAGAGTTAACTCTGACTTCAATAATTTCATCTTGATTTAAATTAGATCTACCATATGCAAAAGTATTAACTCCTACAGTAGATGCATCGGATATGTTTCCTGTTACATTTGTAATCCCAAAAAATTGGGTTAGAGATTTTGATGTATATGACACTACTCCTGTGGTGGTGTCGTTATAATTGACATACAATTCTCCAGTAGATCCAAATCCAACGGTAGAATCTACGTCGATTGATATAGAATCAGTAGAGATATCTCCAATAACTCTAGTAGACGGTTCTACTGCAAATTTACCATATAAAGATCCATCAACATTAATATCTCTATTATATCCACCATCAAAACTAATTTTATAAAAAGTTTGTCCATATCCAACTGATATTCTTTCAACATCAGTTATTGGAGCATATGCTTTTTCTATTCCACTGCCAAACTTATATTCATCTTGATATAATGTTGCATTTTCTAAATTTACAGGATCTCCTTCTACTGCCTCTACAACTAAACTATTGACAATTCTATATTGAGCATCAGAAGGTGCAACTAGAAAATTTCTAGGTTTGATTATCTGCACATCTTCATTATATAAAGCTTTAAATAAAATTTCAAAAGATATGTCTGTACCCTTACTTAAATAAAAGTCTTTTGACTGTTTTATAAACAGATTTTGATCTAATCCCGGAGTTAATGTTCTTTCTTCAAATCCGGGTACTAATTGATGTTTTGTTTTTAGTAAAAATTCTTTTAAAAATAAACAACTTAAGTTTTTAATAATAGATTGATCTTTATGATCGTCAGATTCCGTTTCTTTGAATACTACTTCTTCTTTATTCAACTCACTTCTATATGAAGTGATTCCAACAAATCCTCTAATACATCCAGTAAAAGAAAACTCAGTCTTTCCAGTATATGTAATTACTTCATCATCTATCTGCAAAAGACCATAAGAATCTGGAAACCCATTAGTCCCATATGGAGATCCTACAACATCAACATTTATAGTTTCCGCATCAAACTCAATATCACCATTCAATAATATAGATTCATTTAAATTTGTAGTATTATCTAATTTAATATATCTGTCAATATTTTGAATAAGGTCAACTGGTCCACCTTGATACTCTTGCCCAAGATAATATTGTTTTAAAAATTGAGATATAAGAGGATAATCTTCCTGCACATAAGTAGGAAGTTGGTTAGATACGATAGTATTAAACTGAACTCTAGTTTCTGACATGTTATGATTTTATCTTCTTAGTATGAGATTGAACCCGATGAGGATGATCCAGATGTGGATGTTGACGAAGTTGCCTGTTGAGTGGTTACATTAGAAGTAGAAGCAGAAGAACCTCCAATTCTGTTTCCAGTTACAATATTTGTATTTGGACCCCCAGAACGGACTAAATTGCCGTTTGAATAACTGGAAGATACAATGTAACTTGATGCAGATGGATCTAATCCAGATGCTATATCATCAACAACAGTTTCAAAATTGCTGTTACTTATATCTAGTTGCAAATAAAGATCCTGTAATCCAACAACATCATTTGAAGTTGGAGTTGCTTCAATTTCAATAACTGATTGACCATCTTTAGTTTTTCCAGCTAAAACGTTTACCGGATTTAAAGTAACAGTACCACTTACATAATTAATTCTTCCAACATTGCGTCTTACAATAGTTGGTGATTGCGACCCAGCAGATGGTAATGTAAACAAGAACAAAGATCCTGTTACTCTATTTGTATCAGGTATATCTGATAGATATACATTTGATTGAACTCCAGCAATTCTAAATGCAGAAGTTTTGATGTTATACCCACTCATATTTTTAATATGAAAGGAATTTCCAAAAGAAATTTGATATTCTGCGAAAGTGTCTAAAACAACTCCCAGATCTCTTCTCATTGCCACAGTTGTGATGTTTGAAGTCACTGATTCGTGACTATCATCGACCATTTTTAAGAATTTGCTATACTTAAACCTTGCGCCATATTTGTTCAACTCAGTTGACTCAGAATACCTTGTTGTGTTGTTTTGAACAACAGTAGAAACATATGCAGCCGATGGTGCAAGATTAGTATTATAATAAATTTTTGTATTTACTTCTAGGTACAAATATTTTAAATCTAAAATTTCTGGTACAATACCAGCAACAGAATACTTCTTTAATTTTGTTTTAATATTCTCTTTAATCAAATTTGGAATAAAATCTCCAAATCTTGGTTTAATACTAATGAATACCTTGCCATATTGTGGTGGAACTAATTCTTCACCACCAAAAACGGAAATTGATTCAGTTTCTGGATAAATTTTTGCAGGAATAATTGTTTCATAATCGTTTGCAGTTAATGCTCTGTTCTGAGATGCATAGATTCTTGGTGCAAACTTCTTAATCGACTCTACACCTTCAATAGATTCTCCTCCAGATGCAGATATTCCTGTAGTTAAAAGTGAAATACCAGTAGTTACTGTGTATTCTTGAGAATTTCTTGTATAAACTAATCTTCCTGCAAAAGTAAACTGATTTACTCCATTTGCAGCATCACCATTAGATGTAATATAATCTACGGTAATAAAATTATTATCCTCAAGTTTGTTTCCAAAAATACCATCACCAAAAATAACCTGATATCTTTCATCTTCAACTTCTTGAAGATAATATACTTTAGAATCAGACTTGATATCAAAAAGACTATCTTGACGACTATATTTTACACTTCTAGATGATTGCTCATTTGGTCTCACAGTGACTGATATTAAATCAGTATCAATTCCTGGATTTTGTAAAATAAACTTTTGATTTGGAGTTCTTGCACTATTTGTAAAGTTTGAAGTTAATAAACTTCCTTCATATATGAAAATATCATTAAATGATGCGATGGAATCAACAACAGGGACTGTTATATCCTCTAATATACAAAAAGTATATGATTGTCTGCCAAAAGAACCTTGACTCGTAGCTACAATTCCTTTCTTAAGAGTGATTGTGCTAGGTGCAGGTGTTATATTTGATGTATCAATGAAGAAACTAGCAGTTGATGCTGATGCTTTTCTTGATCTGGGAAGATATCCAATATTTCTTGCTAAAGATACGACATTTTCTCTTAATGTCGCACTATCAATAAACACTTCGTTTGCGACCATGTTCGCATTGTATGAAGTGATGTAGGTGTTGTATGCCAAAACATCAAGGATTGTTGAAAGGTTGGACCCTTCAAAATCATAGTCAGTGAAATTGGAGTTTTCCTTTAGATATTCTCTAAGTGTTGTTTTAACCTGACCAAAGTCTAGGTTTGTGAAATTAGCTAGTGGCATTTTTACCTAGTTTGTTGCAAAACAAATTGTAATTCTTGTGGTGGTATATCAGCTCCAATAATTTCATATGTTAGAACAACATCAAAACTATTGTTATCAAAATCAGGAGAAGTTACAACCTTAACTGTATCAACCCTTGGTTCAAAGTTTTCAATTGATTCTGTAATCTGATCTTTAATGATTAGTGCTGATAATTCATCAATATTATCGAAAAGTGATCTATTGATGTTAGATCCAAATGATTCATTAAAAAATTTCTCACCGGGGATTGTAAATACAATGTTTCTTATAGAACGAGCAATTGCATTTTCATTTTTAAGTGCGATAAGATCACTTGTCAGAGGGTTACTCTGAAAAGTCATACTAATATCCTTAAAACCCTGACTTACCCTTTCTAAAGGCACAAGAATCCTGCGATTATATCTTATTTATTAGAGTATCAGATCAAAACTCATTGAGTGTCATTGGTTCAGTCTCTGAAATGACTTCATCAATCTCAAAAAGGTCAGTTTCCTTAAGGGAATCGCGTTTTTTGGGTGTTTGATTGTCATTTGCAATTTCACGAAGCATCTTTTGATGCTGATTATTATCTAAATTGTCTAAAAAGTCTGTCATTTTTAAAAATTAGGGGTTTCTTTTTCTGTATCACTATTTAATTCACTAGATTCCCGCTCTTTTGCTGTTTTCCAAAAATATTCATCCTCACGACCCATTCCAAGTCTCTCAAAACCATTTTCAACTTGGTAATATTCGGTCGAAACCTTAAAATCAGGCATTTTTGGTTCAACAGGTGTTAAACTATTATCAAAAATACGCATTCTGTTATTTGGATACAGTGCATATTGTCCATTATCTAGTTCGATTAGATTATGTGACTTATGTTCAGCTGGATTCTCACTTGTTGCATAATCAATTACATCAGGATCTTGATGATAGTTATCTAATGTACAAACATATGTACCTTTCTGTATACCAAAGTCTCTTGTATACAATTCATAGTCCATACTACCAATAAATTGCTTGCATAGTGCAACAACACCATAATCCATACAGTTCCAGAACTGTAGGTTAGGAAGGTCCATATCGGGGTCTGGGACCTCCGGAGACGAGAGGAACGCACTAATAGGTAGTTTATCATACATTGCAGCATATTCGGGTAAATACGTCTCAAAATAAAAAGTGCGCCCAGGCATCGATTTACACGATACCCAAACGCCTTTAACAAATTCACCATGACCACTTTGATGGTCAGTTAGATATTCTTTACGTACCCATACTTCCACTGCAGGAAGATTACATATAAGTGCAGCCATGATGTATTCATATAACTACACTATTTACCTTGTCCACGATAACGCTTCTTTGCTCCATTACGAGACGACGCGGCGTACTTAGTGTGCTTACCATACCCTTGACGAGTTTTTTTCGGAAGCGGTTCAATAAACACTCCACCTGATAATGACTTGCTTCTGACTGCCATAATAATCTCCTAATCAAATAACACGAGTCTTTTCATGACCCACACGAATACGAGGATCACACCAGATCTCATATCCCATCTCTTTAGCATCTAAACAGAATGAGACATCCTCACCACACATGTCCTGTACACTCCCACTCTCAAAGACTTGCATCTTAGGTGCAAACCATGGGTATTCCATTTCTTCAAAGACTCCCTTCTTAATCAATACCCATCCAAATCCTGTATAATCAACAGTAAATGGTTTGCGTCGTTTTGAGATTGATTCGACAGTTTCGTGATTCATCACTCCACCATTCTTACGGAAATCATCCTCTTCTAACCAGTGTGCGACTGATGTTGTGACACCATCTTCTGTAGCATACCACCCTCCAGTAATACCACGTTCTTCTCCCTCTGCTGGAACACTTAAGTCACACAACTGCCAGAACTTGTTTGTGTCAAATACAATATCACTATCAATCCATAACTGATAATCATACTGTAACTT